GTCGTCGTCCCCGGTGCTCGTTTCCACCACGGCCCCGTAGCGCATGGTATTGGCCAGCGTGTTCACGGCGTCCACGGCGGAGATGATGGACACGGTGATGGTCTCCCGGAAGCCGGCCACGCTGCGGCGCTCGTAAGCGGTGGTCTGGTTCTCCACGGTGCCGGTGAAGAGGACGGTGCCGGCGTCGGTGCGGATCCGGATGGGGGTGGATGGGCGGATGGGCCTGGACGGGGGGTTGACCAGTTCCACCGTGGCCGTGCCCACCTGCATGGTGGCGGCCACCCCGTCCTGGGATCCCCCCCGGTGCGTGCCCACGTAGCGGGCCTCGGCCTCGATCGGCACCCACTGATGGGCCAGGCCCCGGTCACCCAGGGGCCAGGCGTCCAGCATGGATTCGTTCAGGATGAACGCGCCGTCCTCGGCCGGGAGGAGGACCTCCACGGTGATCCGGTCCAACATGGTCATGCTCTGGCCCCGTTGATGCGCTCGAAGTCACGGATGGCCTGGACCACGTATCGGCCCGTGTCGGCGGTCGGGACCAGGGCCTGAACGGTGATGTGGTACTGGTTCCCGGCCGGGGGGCCGGCGGCCCCACGGCCGGCAGCGGCCCGGTACTGGTCGGCCAGCGCGCCGGGCTTGATGCCGGGGGCGTCCAGGTCCCCCAGGTCGGTCCCCCCGATGATGCCCGTGAGGTCCCCCATGGTGTCCCGAACGTCCCGGAACCGGTCCTGAAACTGATTGATAAGGCCGTCCATGATGAGATCCGCCGGACCGGTGAGCAACTTCCGGTCCTTCTCGGCGGGTCCTTTCCAGGACGGCAGTAGGTTGGTCAGGTTGGACAGGGTGTTCCGCACCCGCTGGAAGCCACCCATGATTCCGTTGATGAAGCCGTCGATGATGCGCCGGCCCACGTTGGCCAGAAGCGCGCCGGGATTCCCGAATGCGCTTATCACCCGGCCCGGTAGTGCCTTCACACTGGCCACGGCATTGGATATCCCGGACGTGAACGCGGACTTGATCCGGTTCCACATATTGGACGCGATATTCCGGAGCGCGTTCCCGGCGCTATTGAACAGGCCCCGCATGGTCGATATCGGGGAACGTAGGAAGGAGCCGATAAAGACACCGATTCCGTGCAGGATGGCCCTCACCCGGTCCACCCCGGCGGCGATCAGGGACCGGATAGCATTCCAGGCGGTCGATGCCAGGTTTCGGACCAATTGCCACGCCTTGGACCATATGGCCGAGAACGTGTTCACGGTGGACTGTAGTTTGGCGAATTGCTCGGAGAACCAGGCCGGAATCGACTTGAACCAGTCCACCACGGCGTTGGCGGCCGTCTTGATGCCTTCCCATAGTCCGATCCAGAAGTTCCGGAAGGCTTCGGAGCGGTTCCAGAGTGTAACGAATGCGGCCACCAGGCCCACGATGGCCAGGACCACCAGTCCGATGGGGTTGGCGGCCATGACCACGTTCACGGCGGTGGTCACGGCCCGCACGATGGCCATCGTCTTGTTGAATGCGGCCCACGCGGCCACCATGGATCCGATGGCCACAGCCAGGGTAGCAATGGTGTCCCGGTTGCGGATGAACCAGGCCACCAGGTCCCCTACTGCGGTGATGATGCCGGCCAGGATCGGCCCCAGGGTTTCCAGCGCACTGATCACCCCGGACTTCAGGGAATCCCCGGTGCCACGGGCGGACAGGCCGGCTTCGTCCAGGGCGGTGGCGATGGTGTCCCAGGCGGTGGCGAATGCGCCACTCACCAGGTCCCACACGGCACGCAGGGCCGGGGCCAGGTCCGTTTTGAACCAGGCGGCCAGGTTCTGCACGGCGGGGATGGCCTTATCTTCCAGCCAGGTGGCGATGGTCTGGCCCAGCCGTTCGGCGGGTTCGCGTAGGTCCCGGACCCAGTTACGGATGTCCTGGAAGCCACCCCGGAACACGGGCAGCAGGCTGGTAACGAATTTTTCCCCCACGGTGGAGAACGCGGTCAGCATGTTGGACCAGGACACACGGGTGGAGTCCCCCAGGTTCTGGGCGGCCCCGTCCAGGTTCTCCACTCCCCCGAGGAGTTCCTGGAGCATGTCATAGGACAGGTCTCCAGCCGACACCATCGCGTTCAATTCTTCGGTGGTGACTCCCAGGGCGTCCCCCAGGACCTGGCGGATGGGGTACCCCGCAAGGCCAATGCTATTTAGGTCCGTGGCCGTTACCCGGCCGTTGGCGGCCATCTTCAGGAACAATTCGGAGATACGGCCGAAGTCCTTATCCAGCGTCATCGCGGTCACGTTGGACACGTTCCGAAGGTCCCGCTCGATCTGGTCCAGGGACTTACCGGAGGTCCGCAATTGGGCGGAGAAGTTGAAGCCATCGGGGTTAGCGAACGGGGTCCCGTCGAAGGTGCGGTCCACGGACTCGATAGCGCGGTCGATTTCCTCGACGCTCATTCCTAGTTGCTGCATCAGCAGGGTGGCGTCCTCCACGGCCAGGGCACGCTTCAATCCCCCTGCAATGGACATTCCGGCCAGGGCACCAGTGAACGCGCCGGCCCATTTCACCCCGGACTTGAAGAAGTCAACCACCCGGCGGCCGGCGTTCCGGAATGCGTCCCCTAGCCGGCTTATGCCTGTTTCCCGGGACAGGTTGCGCATGGCGTTCGAGAACTTCTTAGTGTCGGCCAGGACACTGATCTGGATGGTATGTCCTCGCGCCATGGTTAGGTCCTGTTCCTTGCTTTCAGTTCATTGAATATAGCGTCCCGCTCAACGAGCGTTAGGCCCCAATACTCGGTCGGGGATAGGCCGGCGTGAACCACGAAGATGGCCAGGTCCCGGGCACGGTCCCGGGCTAGGCTTTTCCCTCGTCCTCGTCGTCCAGGTCGTCCCCGAGTAGATCCACCCCCAGGACGGCGGATATCTCGGCCATGGTCATTTCCTCGGCCTGGGCCAGTTTGAACTTCGGGTCCTCGCGGCGCTTAGTCAGATAGGCCAGCACGGTCATTACCCGGGCCTTGGGTGCGTTATCGTCCCCGATTGCTTGCAGGCCCTGGCCCGATAGGCGTTCCAGTTCTGCCAGTTCTTTCATGGTCCATGACTCAAGGTCCATTGCGATGTCTCGTTTCAGGTGAGGTTTCGTTTTTTCAGAATGTCGCCCAGGCCGTCGTCCAGTTGGTCCAGGACCCGGGCCTGGTTCGCGGCCAGGGCGTCGGTCAGGAACGGTTGCTCGGTGATGTTCCTGGCCGGCCATCCGTAATGGATGGGGCCGGCGTAGGGCACGGCGGCGGATCCGGCCCTCACCACGGCCTTGGTCTTACCCCGGCCGGCCCGCAGGGTGCCGGCCAGGGTCCCGGTAACCCGGGGCGGGCTGGCGGCGTGGACCACGGTTAGGCCAATCGCGTGCATCAAGTCCCGCATGGACTCAGCATCGGCCCCGGCCTGTTCCATGGCCCGGAGTGTTTCCCGTAGGCCGGTGATACGGAACTGCACGTCCTCACCGGCACTGATGTTTATTCCCCGGGCCATGGTGGGCCTACTCGGTGACCTTGGTGGGCTTACCGGATCGGATTCGCCACTGGTTCTCGTAGGTCCAGGTGTTCTCGCGGCCGGCTTCCCCACCCAGGTCCGGCGGCGGGCCAACCTCGACTTCCGGGCAGTGGAAGTGCGGCTGGTCATCGGTGGGGGTCTCGTTGCCGTGGGGGGCCACGGTCACGGCCACGGTGTCCCCGGAGTTGTCCCAATTGAACGTCCAGAGGGACTGAGCATCGGTGGACTGTAGGGCCACGATGTCCAGGAACCAGTCCCGGCCGGCGCCTTCGGCCAGGTCCGCGAACGTCACCACGTCGTCTTCGGCTTCCTCGTTGGTGATGGTGACTGAGGTGGTGTCCAGGTTGTGTTCCTCGTCGTCCACTTCAATGGACAGCATGGCCCCGCGTAAGCGTGTTCTCATTGGTCGTTCCTTTCGATGGTGAACCACTCGGAAACAGTGATGACAATGGATAGGTAATTGGTGGATTGAGAGACGAACACTTCCGGCTCCCCGAATTCGATGGCGTCCCCGTAGGACCGGATCAGGGCCGGCAGGGCCTGGGCCACCAGGGCGTCCAGGTCGGTGGTGGCGGCGGCGTTATCGGTGGTCGGATCTGCAAGGAGACGAACGGCGAGCCTGGCCCGGACCTCGATGGTGGCCCAGGTTTGGGTGTCGCTCAGTTCCAGGTACGGGGATCCGTGTTGCAGGATGGCGGCCGGGGTGGGACCGATTACCGATGGCAGGTGGTCGGTGGTCCTCACCCCGGCGGCGTCCAGGGCGGCGGTCACGTTGGCGCGGAAGCCGGCCAGGGCGTTCATGCGATCCCCTGTCCCACCCAGGGGCGAAGCAGGGGATATGCGGCCACCATGGGGTCCCGGGCCACCCGGGTGGGGGTCCCCCCGTATTCCGTGGCCTGGTTCAGTACCCCGGACGGTGCGTTCTGGCGGTTGTAGAGTTCCGCGCCCACTTCGATGGTGGCCCGGGTGACGATGGTCTCCGGCACCTGGGCGTCCCCGACATGGCGGCCTACCAGGGCCTGGGCCTCATCCCAGCACTGGCCAACGTAGGCGGTGACCGTGCCGGCCTTCACGTACTCGGCCAGGGCCTCGGCCCCGGTGGGTTCCGCCATCGTCGTCAGCCTTCGGTCCCATCGCCTACGGTGACGATGCCGGCCGGCCGCTGGGTGAAGGCCGACACGTACCCGTACACCGAGAAGTCCCGGGTGAGGTTGATGATGTTGTCATCCTGCAACCGGACGGGTGCGCCGGCCGATTCCAGAGTGCGGATGGCGGTGGAGTCATAGGCGGCCACCAAGCCGGCCTCGGCCCCGGGCAGGACCCGGACCTGGATCCCGGACAGGTTGCCTTCCAGGGTGTTCACGGTGATGGTGCCCACCTTGTCCGTGGGTGCGCCGGACACCTGCAACACGCGATCCTCGGCGGGCACGGCGTAAAGGGCCTGGAACACGTCCCGGGCCACGAACAGGCCGTCGAAGGATAGGCCCAGGTCGTCGTAATACTCGGCCAGTTCCAGCAGGGCGGCCACTACCCCGTCCTGGGTGGTCAGGTCCCCGGTGATGCTACCGGCGGCGGCAACGGCGGCGGTGAACGCGGACCGGGCCTGTAGTTCCACGGCGCGGGCGTATTTCTCGGCCATGGCCCGGAACGTGGTGTCCAGGACGGAGACGTTATCGGTGCGTTCGATGGCCTGGCGGGACAGGCTGGACCACCCGCCCAGGGTGAGGACCGGGGCGGTCTCGGTGGTCACCGTCACCTTCCCGAATTGCAGGTCATCACCTTCTTCTTCCTGGACCCCCACCTGGGTGGTGTCGTCCTCGATGAGCGCATATTCCACGCTCATCCCCTTGGCCGGCAGGACCCCCCGCTGGAAGGTGTCGGCCACCACTTGGCGGCGGTGGAGGATTTCCACCAGGTCACCCACCCAGGCGTCATGGAGCACACCGTCACCGGACACGGCGCCTTCGTAGGCGCGGATGGCGGTTTCATCCCCGGCGGCGATCTTCTTTACGAACTCCCCGAAGGACCTGGCGATGGGTTCGGGGGTGGTGGGGGTGAGGGTGTCCGGCATCATCTCGACTTTCCGGGCGAGGACGTCCAGGCCCTCGCGGATGGCGTCCACGTCGGCGGTGGTTGCTGGTTCCATGGTGGGTTCCTTCTCGTTGGTGGTGGCGGTACGGACTGCGGTTACTGCGGCGTCCTGGTAGGCCGGGAACGGCACCAGGGAGACTTCCCGGACCTGGATCCGGGTGCGGGTGATGTGTTCCACCCCGTCGTCGTC